TATTTAGACGATTTAGTATAATAATATATTTTTTACTTGACAAATATGAAAAAAAGACTACAATGGTATAATGATTTAACTTTAGAGGCATTTTATCACAGCGTGGCAAATTATAAAGCGCGAATAAAACTTCCTCACCATGATGTTGTTTACGTAAGAGCAGCCATAAGGGAGAAGACAGGAGAAACTTTTTCTTATGAACAAGTGCATAATGCACTGAAAGCTGAAGGATGGAGTAAAGATTGATGGGTGAGATAATTTCTATTGGAAAATTTAAGCCTGAAGAAGATACACTAGTAATGTGTCAAATATGTGACGGAAAAGACATTTTGTCTTTAACTTATTTTATATATGAAGATGGTTCATTTAAATGCACCAATTGTGGCACGGCTTATATGTTTAATGTAGCCGCAAATGACGTAGCATGATTAAGGTAACTCCTGAAGCAGATGCACATTTATGTTCTATTATTGAAAAAGAAAAGGCACATGGAGTTCTGTTAGCAGTTAAGGGAGGTGGGTGTGCGGGCTTTAGCTATGACTGGAGTATAGTGCATGAACCATCAGGTGAGGCAGTACCACTGTCCAAAGGTACTCTTTATATTGACCCAATTGCCGTAATGTATATACTTAATACTGTTTTAGACTATAAAAAGGATGTATTTGGTACTATACTAAAGCTTGAAAATCCTAATGTAGTTTCGTCTTGTGGGTGTGGAGAAAGTTTTTCAGTAGTATAAGGAGCCAAATGTACTATGGTAGGAATGTTATATGTAAGATACACGCAATATAGCAATATGTTTAATAATAAAACTATTTATGAGGAGGAACTAATGGTAAAAAATATGAAACTAATAGTTAAATATGTACTTCTTGTGCCAATTACACTTTTAGAATGGATTGTATGGCCTATAGCTAAGATACACGCAGGGCTAAATTCAGCCTCTAGTTGGCTTAAAAATATAGGATAATAAAATGGAAAGTAGTATGTTGTGGAATATTATCGAGTTTATAAGAATTTTACTACAGTTTTAATTTAAAAATAAATAAATAAAGGAGAAAAGTAAAATGGCGCATGATACTGAATTTAAAGAAAAGCAAGCATTAGGGGCGCGTTTAGAAAGACAACTTAAGAGTAACAAAGTAAAGGGAGATCCAGAACAGTCTTTTGACGATTGGGTAAGAGAACAAACTGGGAAAGCCCCTTCAGAATTTTTGAGTGGTACAGAACAAAAAGTTCTGCGTTCTAAGTTTCGTGGATCAGACATTAAGAGAGCAAGAAAGGGTAACCCTCGTGAAGGTATTGGAATTGGCGGTGTATCCGCAGAAGGGCGAAATGTCCAACGCCTAGGATGGGAAAGGGCTGCTGAAGAATTAGCAAGAAGCCGACCTATGCGTGGGTCTGGTGGTAAGCCGCATAAGGATTGGCGTCATCAAAAGCCTAAGTTTATGAAGGGTGGTTCCTATAAAGGTAAGTCCCATATGTACGCCGCTGGTGGTATGGTTAAAGATATGAAATTGATGGAAAAATAAGTTATGGCTCAATGGGAAAAATATGAAAAAGAGGCAAAGAGATTAAGTGACAAACAACTTGCTAGAAATGTAGCTATAGCAGATATACAAACTAGATATCCCCAAATTAATAGGGACGACTTTGCTAAAGCTGGATATTTTATGTTTAGGACTGACCCATCATTAGTTCCTCAAGATGAGGAATTTACTAGAAGGCAAAGTGAATCAAAGAATTCTAAAAAATCACCATTACGAGGAGCATATTTTAGAGAGTTAGATAAAGCATATAGAAGAATAAAAAGTACAAGACCAGAAACTAGAAATGCTCCTTTTGCTCCATATCATCCAGACATTGAAAAAATGATAAAAAAAGGACTTATAGAAACTAGGAATAAAAAACTAAATAAAGGCGGTCTACCTAAAAAGCCTACAATGACTAAAGGTGGCTCGTACAAAGGTAAGTCCCATATGTACGCCGCTGGTGGTATGGTTAAAGAACTAAAAATATAAGGAGTACGTAATATGCCTACAGTACATTGGCCCTACACAAAAAAGGGAGAACAAAATGCAAAAGCCGCAGCAAAAGAATATGGTGGCAAATATGTGAGTGATAAAGCCCCTAAAGGTGGTGGTGGTGCTTCCATTATGATTGCTGTAGGTTCACCAGTTAAAAAGAAATCCCCTGCTAGGAGAACTCGTAAAAAGGGGTAATTAAATGGCCCGTAAAAAGAAAACTAAAAAGAAACAAGCAACTAAAAAAATACCATATGATCCATTAGCCAACTGTAGCGAACAGCCTTTTGACGAACATCGTCCTTATTTAAAAGAAGCTCATGATATAGGACACTTAATCTGGCTTTTAAACAATGGTAAACTTAGTCTTCCGTACCACGAACATAAACAGGAAGCACTAAATTTTAATTTACCATTTGACAGCATTGAAAAAAGCTATTATAATACAAGTCCAAATCTTGTAATACTGGATGATTTCTTAAATGAAGAAGCACTGCAAAAACTTCGTAGTTATTGTCTTGAGTTTCCTTTTTGGAATACTATTTATGGCAGAGGTTATCTAGGCGCATTTAGGGAAAACAACTTTCATCCACAGGTTCTAACGACATTAGCTACAGAACTTATGGAAAATCTACCTAAGATCTTTAACAATGCCAATAAAAGACATCTTAGTCAAATGTGGGCATTTAAGTACGAATCAAAATGTCCCGGTATAGATGTACATGCAGACTTTGCTGCCATTAATACTAACTTTTGGATTACCCCTACAAAATGTAATGCTCACTATGACGAAAAAAGAAAGATAGGTAAATCAGGGGGTATGTGGATTTGGGATGTAGGTGCTCCACCAGATTGGGATTTTAGTAAATATAACGGTGACGATAAAACTGAAGTAATTAAATATTTAAAAGACAACAATGCTAAAGCTATTTATGTACCGTATAAATACAACAGATGTGTACTATTTGATTCTAATTTGTTTCATAAGACGGCAGATGTAAATTTTCATCCCGGTTTTGAAAATAAGAGAATTAATGTAACCATGTTATTTGGTAATAGAGAAAATACAGGAGTGGAGCCGGGAGATATGCTAGAAGTAAAAAAGATTAAAGAAACATTTACAAAGCCTCTTACTAATGTTAGATAGTGAAGAGTCTAGAAAAGACAATGTATCTATATATTCTATTCAAGCAGAGTTATTAGCGCATGAAAGAGAGTGTTTGGTAAGAGCAGAAGCTGTACAAAGGCAACTTGATAGTCTATTTGGTCGTATTCGTAGAGTTGAGGCTTTAATTATGGGATCTACAGTTACACTTCTTTTAGCCTTAGTTACTATCTTATGGAAAGTATTTTAAGTGGAAGAAAATGCCAGTGAATCTTTTAAATGGTCTGAACTTGAATGTAAGTGTGGTTGTAAAACTAAATATATAGAAGATGAGGCAATTGATAAACTACAGAAAGTAAGAAACATATTACAAGAACCAATGATTATTAACAGTGCAGCAAGATGTCCTTTACATAATGAAGAAGTAGGAGGTTCTCCTAAAAGTCAACATAGATCAACTAAAGAAAGTCCTTCTACAGCATTTGATGTTTCTTTAAGGGGGCTAGACAAAGAAGAACTAATTGAAGCAGCTAAATTTGTAGGCTTTAAAGGAATGGGTATAAATTATGATAGTTTTGTACACATAGATAATCGTAAATATTTTGCAACATGGTGAGGAATAAATGAATAATTATATTTTTGAAAATAAGTCACAGATAAAAAAAGAAGACAGAAGATGTTAGCTGGTCTTATCCCAATGCTTCTTCCTGTTGTTGGAGATGTTCTTGATAGGTTCTTTCCGAATAAGGAAGAGAAGGAAAAAGCAACTAGAGAGATCGAAGCTAAGCTTACCGATCATCTTGCTTCCATAGATATAGCACAGTTAGAGATAAATAAGGCGGAAGCATCCCATAAATCTATATTCGTATCGGGTTGGCGTCCCTTCGTGGGATGGTCATGCGGCCTTGCCTTGTTTTATACATATTTACTTCAACCAATAGCTGTCTTTGTTATGGGGCAAACAGGAACCTTAGTTCATCTTCCAGAACTTGATTTAGCTACAATGATGCCTGTTCTTCTTGGTATGCTTGGATTAGGCGGACTTAGAAGCTGGGAAAAGTTTAAAAAGGTAGCTAGACAATAATAAAAGGATAAATATTAATGAGGGAATTGACTACAAGACAAAATACATTTCTTCAAGTTTTATTTGATGAGGCTGGAGGAGATTGTGCAAAAGCTAAAGTACTTGCTGGTTATAGTGAAACTTCAAGTACTTCTGAGATTGTGCGTTCATTGAAAGATGAAATTCTTGAATTAACAAGAGAATATCTTGCTGTAAATGCACCAAAAGCAGCCAATGCTTTAATAGCTGTATTGGAACATCCTGCTGAATTAGGTAATCAACATAGATTAAATGCGGCAAAAGAGATGTTAGATCGTATTGGTATACAAAAAACAGATAAGGTAGAGGTGTCTGCTCCGCAAGGAATCATGCTTCTTCCTCCAAAAAATCATGCCGTACCGTAAAGGAGATTATGCAAAGTACCATAGGAGTAAGCGTATGAAAGATGAACGTGTCATACGCAATAGAAATAGACGAGTAGCCGCACGTAAAGGTTTGGTAACAAAAGGCGACGGTATGCATATTGACCATAAAGATGGTAATCCCAGAAACAATCGTGCGAGTAATTTAAGAAAAATTCCAGCAAGAAGAAATAGAAGAAAACAATAATGTACGATGCAGGATATTTTAAATTACCTGATCCTGTCGGGCTTCAGGAAGATAATGAGTGGTTAAGTATACCACGAATAAGCAGAACCATTCCATTTGGTTATGAGGTATATGAAGAAGATAAAGACGTACTTATACCTATTGTAGAGGAATTGGAAGCTCTGGAATTAGCAAAAGATTATTTGACAGAGTATTCTTATAGAGATGTAGCAAGGTGGTTAAGTGACAGAACAGGACGACAAATCTCTCATATTGGACTTAGAAAACGGGTCCAAACAGAAAAGAAAAGGAAAAGTAAGGCAGCTACATATAAAGCATGGGCTAAAAAATATGAAGTCGCCCTCAAAAAATTTAAAGAGATTGAGGAGAAGCGTACAGGCGCGAAAGAAAACACAAGAAAAGAAAGAGAAGAACAACCTATTGCCTAAAGCTGAAGTAAAAAAGCAAGAAGATTTATCCCTAAAAGAAAAATATAATATATTATTTGAGCCTAATAAGGGACCACAAACAGATTTTTTAGCTGCTTCAGAACGGGAAGTATTATATGGTGGTGCAGCAGGTGGGGGAAAAAGCTATGCAATGTTGGCGGACCCTCTTAGGAATTTAAGTCATCCTCAATTCTCTGGTCTACTTTTACGTAGAACGACAGAAGAATTGAGGGAATTGGTTTGGAAATCACAAGAGCTTTATCCAAAGATTATTTCTGGCATTAAGTGGTCAGAAAGAAAGATGCAGTGGACCTCCCCTTCAGGCGGAAGATTGTGGCTGTCATATCTAGATAGAGATGATGATGTACTCCGTTATCAAGGGTTGTCTTTTTGCTGGATAGGTTTTGATGAGCTTACGCAATGGCCCACACCATTTGCGTGGGATTATTTAAGATCAAGATTGAGGTCTACTGCGACCGATCTTCCAGTATATATGAGAGCTACAACAAATCCCGGTGGTACAGGACATGTCTGGGTAAAAAAATACTTTATAGACCCTGCATCACCCGGCTCGTCTTTTTCGGCTACTGATGAGAATGGAAAAGTTTTGGTATTTCCTCAAGGTCATACTAAAGAAGGCGAGTCTCTTTTCAGCAGGAAGTTTATTCCTGCAAGACTATTTGATAATCCTTACTTAGCTACCAGTGGTGACTACGAAACAATGTTGTTATCGCTGCCGGAAAATCAACGTAAAAGATTATTAGATGGTAACTGGGATGTAGCAGAAGGTGCTGCATTTCCTGAATTTGATAGGACGGTACATGTAGTTGAGCCATTTGACATACCAAAAAATTGGTCTAAGTTTAGAGCCTGTGATTATGGTTACAGTTCTTATAGTGCTGTTCTATGGTTTGCAGTTGCTCCAGATGGTCAATTAGTTATATATAGAGAGCTTTATACATCAAAAGTCCTTGCAAAAGACTTAGCTAATAAAGTATTATACTTAGAAGAAGATGATGGTGTAATGCTCTATGGTGTTCTTGATAGTTCTTGTTGGCATAAAAGAGGTGATACAGGACCAAGTTTGGCAGAACAAATGATTTTAACAGGATGTAGATGGCGACCAAGTGATAGAAGTGCAGGTAGTCGTATTTCAGGAAAGAATGAAATACATCGTAGACTACAAATGCAAGAAGCTTATGATGACAATCCTCCAGTTCCCGGTATAACAATATTTTATACTTGTAGAAATCTTGTTTCACAACTTCCTACAATTCCTCTTGATAAAAAGAATAATGAAGATGTAGACACACGATCTGAAGATCATTTATATGATGCATTAAGATACGGTGTAATGAGTAGACCCAGACGAGGGATATTTGATTTCACAATTGATAAAATGAAAGACAAGTATGTTCCATCTGATGCAACTTTTGGGTATTAAAATATGGTAGAGAAAAACTTTGAAGAAGAAGATATTTTAGTTTTAGATGAAAAAACTAAAGATAAAGAATTGTCTGGTATAGTTAGGTTTATTGAAGATAATTTTAAAAGATCGAAAGATTCCCGTAGATTTGATGAAGAAAGATGGTTACAGTCCTATCGTAATTATCGTGGTATATATAGCCCAGAAGTACAATTTACGGAAGCTGAACGATCTCGTATATTTATTAAGATTACCAAAACTAAAGTACTGGCTGCTTATGGACAGATTACAGATGTACTGTTTGCAAGACAAAAGTTTCCGTTAAGTATTGAACCTACCATATTACCAGACGGCGTTACGGAATCAGTACATTTTGATCCTAATGATAAAACAGAAGAGCCACAACAAGGAAGAGAAGAAGAAAAAGAATTTCCTACAAGTCCTTATGGTTTTCCCGGTGATGGAGAAGACTTATTGCCGGGAGACACTGCTTCAAGTTTAGCTGAACGTAAACTTAAACTTGGTCCTTTAGAAGATAAACTTTCAGAAATTGACGGGTTAAAGGAGGGAGAAGGTCTTACACCTTCATCAGTAACTTTCCATCCTGCAATGGTAGCTGCAAAGAAAATGGAAAAGAAAATTATGGATCAACTGGAGGAATCTAGTGCAAGTAAGCATTTACGTTCTTCCTCTTTTGAATGTGTCTTATTTGGTACAGGTATTATTAAGGGACCATTTGCAGTAAACAAAGAATACGCTAGTTGGGATGAGGAAGGAACATATTCTCCTACAATTAAAACTGTACCTAAAGTAAGCAGTGTATCTTGTTGGGATTTTTATCCAGATCCCGATGCAAGTAATATGGACGAAGCTTTATTCGTAATTCAAAGGCACAAACTTTCTAAAGCTAAATTATATGAACTAAAAGAACGTCCTCATTTTAGAGAAGAGTCCATTGATCTTTGTGTTGAAATGGGTGAAGTATATTCTAGTGAATATTGGGAAGATGACTTAAAAGATTATTATCTTAATGATCATCCTGAACGGTATGAAGTATTGGAATATTGGGGTACAATGGATACTGAAATGGCAAATGACTTTGGTTTGGATTTACCAAAGCAGTTTAAGAATGTAGATCAAATACAAGTAAATTGTTGGATATGTAATAACTTTGTATTGCGCCTTGTCGTAAATCCATTTAAACCTACTCGTATTCCTTATTATGCTGTACCTTATGAGCTTAATCCTTATAGCTTCTTTGGTATTGGTCTAGCTGAAAATATGGACGATACACAAACCTTGATGAACGGGTTTATGCGTATGGCAGTTGACAATGCTGTTCTAAGTGGCAATCTTCTTATTGAAGTAGACGAAACTAATCTTGTTCCCGGTCAGGATTTAAAAGTATTTCCCGGTAAGGTATTTCGTCGTCAAGGCGGTGCTCCGGGGCAAGCTATATTTGGTACAAAGTTTCCAAATGTTAGTAATGAAAATATGCAATTATTTGATAAGG